CACTACAACATTGCGCTTGGGCGATCCCCAAACATCACGTGCATTAACACGAATGAATCTTTTGTTGGTTTGAGCTTTGTTAGGATTTTCCATTGTTAATACCACGTTTAATCCTTTGGCCCATGCAGCACGTTGGTTAACTATACGTTGTCCGCTGCTCATGTAGTCCTTACGCATTGCGTGTTTTGTGCTTTTACTGACGTTGCTATGAACGCCTTGACTGATGAAACCGTTTGACTTTCCACCTTTTTTGGCCATTGCCGATCCTCCATTATATGTGTATTTATTTAATATAAAAAAAGGGTCCTATAAAATAGAACCCTTTTCAGTTTTATATTTTAGCGTAGATTAGAAACTAAACGATACGCCAAATGCAGGAGTAGTTTCTTCAGCATCTAGGTTGTAGCTAACTTCAGCAAATGCACTTAGGCTGTCTTTGGTGTAAACAACGCCAGCGCCGATGTTTTGTGCCGTGTCATCGGCATCGCCGTTAACAAATGCAGAAACGTCTAGTGCGTCCATTGCGCTGTAAGTACCAACTGCTTCGTAAGCAAATGCATCAGTATAAGTAACAGCTACGTTAGCATAAAGTGCTGCGCCAGCATCAAACCCAGTTGCTACTGCAACAGTGGTGTCCTCAGTGTCAAGATTGTAGTCAAATGCTGCGTTCACATCAATCTTGCCGTAGTCGTTGCTGTAAGCAAGCTGAACGTTTTCAACTTCGCCCACATTGGCGCTGATGTCAGTAAATCCAACAAGTGCATCAAATGCACCGTAACCGACGATGATCGACTCGTGATCGTCAGCTGGGTCAGCAAGAGTGTCGCCGCCAACAACTTCTAATCCGCCAAAGCTGAACAAGTCGCCTTGATCTCCAAAGCTAACGCTAGTAGCACCAAATGCTACACCAATGTGCCATCCATCAACAACGATATCACCGTTGTCTGCTTCTACGTCAACAGAACCAAATGCAGTTGCATCTTCGGCCTTGTGGCCAAATGACAGTTCAGCAGTCGGAGTTGCGATAAAATCGCCTGCGTTGTTTTTAGTAAATTCAGTACCAACTGAACCGCTGACATCAGCAGCAAATGCAGCGCCAGCAAATGCAATAGCTGCAACAGTAGTAAGTAGTAGTTTCATAAAGTTTTTCCCTTTGTTATTACAATGGCAAATTTCTTGCTCATTCGTATTATTAGTTATAACATGTATTCTATAAGACGCAACTAGTTTGAACAGATATCTAGGGTTTTTTGAAAATGCTTTTTAAATGTGTGTTCTATGTGCAACAGTTATACTAGCGGTTTTAGTATGCCATGTCGTTTTATCAACGGATCAATAGCAGCTTTTGCCTGACCTATGTCCCACTTAAAGGTTTTCTGTGCCTCAGAATACATGGCATCAACAGTGTCATGACGCCTTATAATTTTATAAAGTAACTGGTCGATTTCAATCCAATTCACTGCTTTAACCATTCTATAAACTTGTCAGCACCGTTGCTGACATTTTCGGCCCAATGATCTGCTGCATTCTCATCCGCAAAGTCACTAGCATACTTAACACATGTGAACTTTGCTTTGAAACGCTTGCATGATTTAGCCAATGCATATGCTTCCATATCAACTAGGTCAGTTACTAATTCAGGCGTACTCATAACAAAGTTATCGCCTGTGCTTAATGTAATGTTGCTATCGCTTAAAACTATACTGGCGTTTAACTCGCCGTTTTCAAACGGAGTAGATCCTAGAGGTGCTTGAGGGCGAGCATCCATGTCACGTTGATACACTGTACCAACCTCCAACAATTGTCCTGCTAGCTCAGGCTTTAACGTTCCTGCTGTTCCATAGTTGATAAAAGAAGAATAAGGCGAAGTTGACAGTATGCTTGTAGCAACTATGGCAGCATTAACTTTGCCAACTCCTGTATAAATTATTTCGTAGTTTCTTGTTGTGTTTTTATAAAAGAACTTGCGTGGTAATTCTGATTCTAATGCAACTAGTATGTAAATCATAAAATGTCTCTATAAGTGTTCTTACAGTTTCAGAGTGGTGCGTTTTGTATGTCCACTATTAGTACCCTTAACCTATCTCTTGTTTGTAAAAGTAGGCAGATTCCCAGCCGGCATAACTATGTTACACCTTTTTACCGTCTGTAAGTGGCACTTCTGTTGCCAGGCAGTACCCGCCCCTGCAACCTAATGACTTAGGCTGCGATTGCCATTGCTGGCGCTGCGTTTGTGTTTGCAGTTATCATTTTCTTCGCGGTAACGGCGCTTAGATCCCGGTGACTCCATCCTGCCTAGTTCGTTGATCAATCCTATGTCAGGCCCATCATAAAAATACTGCGATTAATCCTAATACTAAAACAAATATAATACTTACATTACCCCAAAAGATCTGTTCTTGCTCAGTCGGTACCTGTTCATCACAGTACTTTTTCCAATCAAACTCTTCGCTTCTGTCTTTACTCTCATCGTAATATACATACATCATCAGTCTTCTTATGGTGGACCTGCCGGGTGCCGCCCCCGGGTCTCATCCGTGTTCAGTGAACTTCAACATCACAAACTATTTATAACATGTATGTAAGGTGTAGTCAAGAAAATAGAGTGGTTTTACCCACTCTATTTTAATTTAATTTAAAACAGTGTTACTGACCCATGTTCATGAACGGAACAGTTGCATCTGGAATCATAGTAGTGGGCAATGCACCATTCCACTTTTCTGCTTGAGTCAGTGCAATCAGACCAGCATTATCCTTGAGAGCTTCTGCCTTTGCTTTAATAGCACTTGCTTCTGCTTCACCACGGATACGAGTAGCTTCTGCTTCAGCAGTTGCTCGAGCAAGTTGCGCATCAGCTTCTGCTTGTGCCTGGATCACAGTAATTTCGGCAGTAACCTTTTCACGTTCTGCGTTCTGGCGAACCTTCTGCACTTCGACTTCTGCAAGCATACGAGCTTCGATTGACTGTTCATAAGCATCAGAGAAGTCAATGTTCTCGATCTGCACCGACTCAACAATGATTGGTCCGATCACAGCTTTCTGGATAGCCATTTGCACTTCGGCAGCGAGGCGTTCACGTTCCTGGATAGCAGTAGATGCGTTAAACTTACCAAAGACGTTCTTCACTTCTTCGAGAACTTGACGATCAAGCAGTCGAGAAATCACACCAGCTTCACCACCGTATTCACGATAGATCGTCTCAACTTGATCAGCAGGCAAGCGATAGTTAACAGACAGGCTCAAACCAGCAGTTTGTTGATCTCGCGAGTAAGCAAGGATGTTCTCATACAGTTGAGCTTGCGACTGGACGCTAATATCAACTACACTGTCGATAATAGGCATCTTGAACCCAAGCCCAGGTTCAGACGTTCCAACCACAGCACCGTTTCGCAGAGCGACACCACGGTAACCTTCACCAACAGTGTACCAAGATCCACCGATAACAGTGAGAGCAGTAAGACCAATAAGAGTAGCAAAAGTACCACCAACGATAGCATTCATTTTAAATTTCCTTAGATTGATTTGATATTGTTTAAGAGCAGTTTCGTATTCGTCACGTGAGTTATAGTCGTAACGTTCAGGCTTTTGGATCACTTTGTTCATCCTTTAGATTTGTTTCAGTGTTGTCGGCACGTGGAGTTTTCATAGGTTTAAAGCTGACGCTACGTACAATCCATGTAGCACCAGCAGCAAAGATAGCTGAAACAGCAGCCATACCTAACAATGCATAGATAGCCATTGTTTAATTCCTTTATTTTTGTTTTAGAGAATCGATAAGACGTTCGTAGTTAGAAATAACATACCAGTTGAACTTTTCGAGCAGTTTAGCAAAAAGATAGATGCTGCCAAACAGCACTAGATTAGGCACGACATAGTAAACTAGGATTTCCATTGTGTCCTCTGTGTTTGTTTCTACATTACAGTTATAGCACTAATCTACAGTTTGGTCAAGATATTTTTTGTATTCTTCCAATCTATCTCGTTCCAACACTTCTTCAAAAAATTTATTAGGATACTTTACAACATAAAAAGTTTTTTGTTTATCAGTTAACCAAACAACTTTCCCGCCGAAATGAAAACTACCTATTGTACTCCAAACAGCATAACAGCGTTTGCGATCACGCTGTTTAGATGTTTGAGGAATACTTGCTTCCCAAGGTTTCATGGTGATAAACGCACGGGTGTGTATTGAACACCGATGGTACGATCGCCCGTTTGTGCAGGTTCTACTCTGTGACCTTTCATCCTCAACAGTGTTGCATGTTTAGGTTTTAGCCATTTTACTGTATAAGATGGTTCTATTTTGCCAGCAAGGTCATCAATAAAAATTTGTAATTGGTGTGTCCAATGGTGGTTGCTGTTGTACGATTGTGTAACTGTTTTAATATTGCTTCCAATACGCTTCCCATACAACCCGTTAAGTTGCTGCTTGTCCTTTGCTTCTTC